ATGGCTAGCTTCGTACAGCGTGGCGACAAGTGGATGGCACGCATTGCGGTTAAGGGATACCCTAAGCAGAACAAAACGTTCGACACACACGCTGAGGCAAAGGCATGGGCGGCAGAGGTAGAAGCGGCCATGTACAGCAGGACGTTTGTTGATGCTTCTGAGGCTAAGGACGTGCTGTTTGGGGAGCTTGTAGAGCGTTATCGCAGTCTGGAAATACCAAAGCGCAACTACGACAATAAGAGCGAATACTTCAGGCTTGGCAAGATCGCCAGAAGCTTCATAGGGCAGTACAGCGTCTACAACCTAACGCCTATGGTCATCGCACAGTATCGCGATGAACGCATAAAAGAAGTAGGACCGGCCACTGTTGCGCGTGAGCTAGCTAACATTCAAGGCATCATCAACCACGCTTGTAGAGAGTGGGGATTGAAGGTCGAAAATCCCTGTTTGAAGGTCAAAAAGCCAAAGCTTCCACCGGGCAGAAACAGGCTACTTACTGACGAGCAGTTGGCTATCTTGCTGCATGAGCTTCGTCCCGGTAGCCATGCAAAACGTAACCCGCTGTTGTATCCGCTTGTTCAAGTAGCGCTTGAGACTGCTATGCGACGTGGGGAGTTGTTGACGCTAACTTGGGATCGAGTGGACTTGGAAAGACGTACAGCGCACCTGCCTATCACTAAGAATGGCAAGTCACGTACTGTCCCACTTAGTAGCAAAGCTGCTGAGATAATGGCTGCGTTGCCGCGTACTGATAAGCGTGTGTTTCCGCTCAGTAGCTTTGTTGTTGACAGTGCTTGGTGGAGACTGTGCAAGCGTGCAGGTATCGAAGACTTCAACTTCCACGACCTGCGTCACATGGCTACTACACGTCTTGCTAAGAAGCTGCCTAACGTTATTGAGCTATCTGCTGTAACGGGGCATAGCAATCCTAAGATGCTTGCACGGTACTACCATACGACGCCAGAGGAACTTGCGCTGAAGATTGGCTAAATACCGTGTCATTGACACGGAGAAATTCATGCAAACAACTTACATCTGCACAATTCCATACATCATCACTGATCAAGAAGCGCCCACACTCGGGTTGGTCTATACACGTCCCGAGATCGAGGCGCTGCTACACAAACTCAACAACTTTGAACTGACCTTGTTCCCAAGAACAGGCACATACCGCAGATTCCAAGTCGTTTTCAAGCTATATGACGAGGTCGATGTTGATGCGTTGAAGTCTCAATTTCCACAGTTGGAATACACCGTAGCAGAATGAAAAAAGGGGAGCTAGAAGCTCCCCTTGTTGTTTGCAAATTGAAGTTAATAATGCGTCTGGACCTGGCAAGAAAAGACGCAGTATTTATCAGTCAGTGCAGCACTTTGATCAGCGCGATCACAATCCCGAACACTGCTGAGGCAAAACCAGCACCCCAGACAAAGGGCATCCACTGTCGTTCAGTTGCGATCTTAGCTGTCTCTTGGATCAGCTTCGAGTTGGTTGCACGCAGCACTTCCAACTCTGCCTCGAACTTGAGAATGTCCATCTGCTCTCTCACGTTGTGCGCTCCTTGTAGTTATAGCACAGTTAGGGCATGACAATGATGCGCACGACACCTTGTTGCGACTGCTTTGCTGCTACCTGCTCGCGCACCCAGTTGGTAGCTGCTTTCTTCGCTACCGCGTAGCTGACCGGGCCGGTGCTGTACTGCATCTTGTCACCTGCGATGTGCGCTTCGAAGACCCAGCAGCCAAACCCGCGGGGAGACTTTGCATGACTAAAGAAATAGCGGTCAGTGTAGAAGTCGATCTGCATGATTGCCTCAGTATTGTTCGCGTCCGTCCGTGTACTCGATCGTGCTACTCAGGTCGAGCGCTTGTACCTTTGCAATCTCCGTCTTGCCAAACCAGATGATGAACAGACCGGGTTCTGCGGGACTGCGTTGCACTTTGACCTTCTTGCCAGCTTTGTGCGTGCGACCAGCGCTCAGGCCGATGTACTTGCTTTCGACTTCCTTCTTCAACTTTGCAACGCGTGGGATTTCGTAGCTCACTTCGTTCTCCTTGTTAATTACCACGCTCAGATGGTAATTTCACCAGGTGCAGAATCAACAAAAGAGTGACAGCCGCAAAAGAAAAAACGGAGCTTCGCCTTTACGAAGGAATGATCGTGAAGTAATCGCCAGTGTTTGCGCGCAGCAAGTTTGCGTAGTTCGCTCCCTGCCAGCTTCGGGAGTTTTGCCAGTAGAGCACGCTGCTGACACCAGTCGTATTGTTGGTGATCGTGTAATTGCCTTGCCAAATTGGGGCGACAGAAAAGTCCAGTTCGCAATTGCCATTGCTCGCATTGACAATCAACTGATCCGCAGTCCCACCCATGCAAGGGGTTCCACTAAAACCTACGCTTGACGTGGACGCAGACATGGTGATGCCTTTGGCAATCTTGCCCGTCTTGCCGTAGAAGTCGGAGAACGAGATTGGTGTACCTGAACCTACCTTATTCGCAAGTGCGCGAAGGATGCCGTCATCGAGGTTGTTCCTGTTAGACCCAACTTCGTTGTTCAGGTCGCTCATCGAAATAGCGCCGCTAGATTGGAGAGTCATTGCGCACCTCCCAGTTGAGCGATGCGCTCACGCAGATGCTCAATTTCTCGGCAAAGCTCCACGCATAGCGCAAGCGCCGCACCACCATAATCTACAGTGAGTGTGCCGTTCACATCCTTCACAGCTTCAGGGATGATTGCTTGGAACGACTGCGCACCGACGCCAACAAAGCGCCCCTCAATGTCTGTTCGGTCGAACGTTCCACTCTTTTCAAGCGCAGCGACTTTGCTGATTGTGTCGGATGGAAGCGGCTCCCAGTTGTACTTCAGGCGTTCGTCTGAGTAGCCAGTAATGTTGGCGCGTGCAATTACAGCGCCTGCATCAGTGATCTGGAGATTCCATGCGTTGCCAGCATTGTTGATAAAGCCGACAAGTCCGGTTGAATCCGCACGTAGATAGGCAGTGTATGCCGGGCCGCTCAGTGCGAGGTTGCTGTAGTTCTGAATGGTCAGATTAGTACCGAACAGGGCCGCACCATTGAACTGATGTGTATTTGCGGTGTAGTTCAGGGTTCCTTTACCCAGCGTTCCAGCAGTACCACCCGATGCAATTATTCGACAGTCGTAGTCGTTGCCAGAACCGCCCACTGAGTGGAAGTCGATGAAAGAAGTGGTTGTCGTAGTGCCACCCAACTCAAGACCAGCCGTTGATGCAGTGCCGCCGAGCGTGTTTGATGCGCCATTTGAAACGATGCCTTGGCTAAACGTCTTTGCACCAGACACAGTTTGCGTGGTGTCGAGCGTCATTGGGTTAGCCAAGTTGCCGCTATCCCAAGGCGTCTGTGCATTGAACGTTGGACGTACAGAGAACGTCTGCTGGCTCGCCCAAGTATTAGCAGCGTTCAACAAAGGCACGTTTGCGCCGCTTGTCCCTGTGTTCTGCGTTGCTGCTGTGCCAAGACCGAGAGCAGAGCGTGCGCCGCTTACTGTTGTCGTGCCTGTACCGCCACTTGTGACCGGCAATGGAAGCGTGATGCTTGCTGCTGAGTTTGCCGCTGCTGTCGCGCTCGCTGACGCTTGTGATGCTGCTGTATTCGCGGTTCCCGCACTTGTAGCCGCTTGTATGGCGCTGTCGCTTGCTGCTGATGCGCTTGCGGAAGAATTGCTAGCTTGCGTGGTTGCGAGCGTCGCGCTGCCTGCGGCATCCGATGCGCTTTGTGTGGCAGCGGCTGATGCTTGAATCGCGTTCTGGGATGCTTGAACAGCGTTGGCTACTGATGTTTCAGCGGCTGCAATTGTGTTTAGCGTGTCTTGCAGAGTGCCAGACATTGCGATTGGAAGGAATGCGCCAAAGCTTGCTGCGATCTGTCCTTGATCGCCATCCAGTGTAAAGATTAGTTCTGTGCTCATGAGGAGATCGTTGGTCCCTTTGGAATTGGTTTAATGCGGAACTCGATTGGCTTTGCATACTCAACGTCTCCAGTTGGTGTTACGCACTTGAAAACTAACTGCGCTTTACCCACAGGCCATAGAGCAGTCTGCGATGGTGTTGCTGTTAGCTGGAACCTGCCGTTTGTGTCGGGCAGTACAGCGTTGGTGTTGTTAGTGACCGTGATGCTGTCAATGTACTCGCCGTCTTCGGTGAAGACGTTTGCACTGACTTGCCAGAGGGAGTAGTCAGCTTGATCGCCGCTTACTCCGCTCGTGCCACTAGCAACTGATCCGCTTGTTCTTAGCGTGCCTGCATAGTTGAATGAGGCACCTGTATAGATGTTCATGGAACGTTACCTTGTTATTCTTTTTATTTAACGTTGCTGCTAGCTTATGGACGTGTGGGCCACTGCGGAGGATTATTTGCGGACAAGTCCATGTTCTCCAGTTCAGCGAGATAGCTCTGCCAAACACTTAGTGACGGATCATTCTTTGCTGTCAGACGTTTGATCACGACGTTAGCTGACGCCGCTAAACCATTGTAGGTATTTGTAATTAAGTCTTGCGTCATCGTGAACGTTGTGCCGTCATACAGCCATCCGAAGGTGACTGTTGAGTCGGCTGGCAATGCGATGACGTTTGGATCGCTGTTGTCGTAGTCGTCGGGCATCACGACCATGTTGGCCACGACACCGTTGTCTACAAATGCTGCTGTAATGCTCATTCTTACTACCCCATAATGCAGATCAGTCTGCGTTTTCTAGTTGTTACTACAGCGGGAGTCGTCGTTAAGGGTGGGGAGTACGTAATAACGATAACCCCTTGGCCGCCAGAAGGAGACGGATATGCATTACCGGCACCTGCACCACCACCATACTTACCTCCACTAGCCGGAGCATTGAAGGAGCCACCACCGCCACCGCCCGCGCCAGCAGCACCGTTAGCCATATCAGTACCGTCGCCACCCTTTCCAGCGCCGTTATTGTCATCACCACCGCCGCCGCCACCACCGTTTGTGCCGGCAGTACCTACAATCGTCGTGCTGCCTGCTGGTGCAGCAGTGCCACCGCCTGTGCCAAGATAGTTATTGCCGCCGGTTCCGTTCGAAGTCTCTGTACCAGCAGCACCCGGCGAGCCACCGCTTGCACCGCCACCACCACCACCTGCGTCGAAACTGAGGTTGTACGCGTCTCCGCCATTTGCGCCGGGACCGTTGGGACCGCCCGCACCACCACCACCACCGCATGAGAAGGAGCTTGAGAAGTCACCACCGCTGCCGCCTGCGCCACCGTCATAGTGAATGCTGCCGCCAGTGCCGCCCGTGCCGCCGAGTATGCGTGTCGTTGGAGCAGTGCCACCATATGCGAGGCCACCACCACCTTTAGCGACAATAAGACCGCTGTTCCACGATGTGTCACCACCAGGTCCACCGAATGACGAGCCGCCCGCACCGATGGTATATGTGACTTTGGAACCTGCTGTATAGCCTGTGAGACCAACATCTGCGCGGTACTCACCACCACCAGCAGCATAGCCAGTACCGAAGACAGAGCCACCACCACCAATAAGCTCGACCTTGTCTAACGTCCCGGAGCAATCAGCAGGGACTGTCCAGCTTGTTCCTGACGTTAGAACTACGTACTGCTGAGGAATGTAGGTAATGCGAATTTGACCTGCTGCACCATTACCACCTGTGCCGTTTGGTCCGCCGTTATCACCGCCACCACCACCACCACCGGGGAAGCCACCTGCGCCGCCCACGTTGCCGCTTGCATTGTCGGAATAACTACCACCACCACCACCACCGCCATTTGCGTTAGCAGCACCAGCAGAGCCGTTCTTCGATGTGCTTGTGCCGCCTGTTCCGCCTGCACCACCACTAACACCGTTGTCACCAGCACCGCCGTTTCCGCCAGCTACCCCTGAGCCTGTGTTGTCCTTGCCGTTTGAACCGGCGACGCCTACACCGTCAGGGCCAGCAGCACCACCACCACCACCGCCTGAGCCAACGTCATAGCCTGATAGACCACCACCACCACCGCCTTTACCACCTGCGTACTTGGTCGAACCGATTGCCGTAGTTGTAGAACCACCAGCACCGCCACCTAGGCCTGGCTCTGCGCTGTACAAACCACCTGCGCCGCCCAACGCACCCACGGAGGAAACGGAAAGGGACGTGCCGTTGAAGTATGTGTTTCCACCGGTTGTGCCATCTGTACCGTTACCGCCGATACCAGCAGCACCAATCGCATACTTGATCGCTGCGCCGGGCGTCAATGTGAGGTTGGTGATAGCTGAGTAACCGCCACCACCACCTGCTGCACCGCCATAGTTACCATCAGCGCCGCCACCACCGCCTGCTCCCCAGACCTCGACTCGGTTACTCTTTGGGTTCCAATCGCTCGGTACTATCCATGACGAACCAGCAGTTAGAATAATTACTGTTGGAGTTGCCATTAACGTGTACCTGCAAACGTAATAGCGATGTTTGCAAGCGTCGCGTCAGGCGTCGCGGGGCCAGTGATCTGGATAGCATCACCGACCGCAAATGTCGTAGCAGTACTAAATGTGAAGGTCGAAGAAGTTGCACCTGCCGCAAACGCGAACGAACCGATAGACGTGCCGTTACGGGTGATCGTGAAGGTCGTTGTCGCCGTTGCTGCTGTGCCTGCAATTGCCTTGGAGTTAGTCAGTGACGCCGGCCATGTAAATGCACGTGGTGCAGCAAAGCGGAAAACAACTTCGCTCGCGGTCGTTGTTCCTTCGATATAAAGCGCAATGTCGTAGGGCTGTGAAGTCCATGCTGCTGCTGTCGTACTAGTCGCTTGCAGAACCTGTCCCGCTGTTGGTGCTGTTGCTGTACTAGTGCCGCCGTTAGCTAATGGCAAGGTCCCGGTTACTGCTGAAGCAAGAGGTACTTGGCCCCATGCTGGCGCTACACCAACACCTTTCGATAACAGGACAGAACCGGTCGCAACGGCGCTAAGACCAGCGAGTGACGTGGCGGTTGATGCGTAAAGGAGCTGCCCCAACGTGTAGGAACTTAGGCCAGTACCGCCGCTCCCAACTGGCAAAGTGCCTGCTACGGCTGTCGTTAGACTCACCTTGCCGTATGAAGGAGCTACGCCTACACCACCCGAGATGATGACGTTACCCGCAGCAACATCGCTCAAGCCAGCTAATGTGCCGGAAGCAGATGCATAAAGAATCTGGCCGGTCGTATAGCTAGTAAGGCCAGTACCGCCTTGCGATACAGGAATGGTGCCTGTCGTGCCGCCGCTTAAACCGCTGATCGCGTTCTGCACGTAAGCAGTAGTCGCTACCTTTGTTGAGTTATCACCGGCTGTCGGAGTACTGGCTGTGATCGCGCCATTTACTTGCAGGTTTGAAACACCGTCGTCTGTAGTGGTATTGACCAGCAGACGGTTGCCGTACACCAAGCGCATTGCAGATGCTTGGTTAGCTGTAGTTGCGGTGTCGTTTGTCGTGTTGTTGATGGCAAAATCGATGTACTCATTGCCCCATGCGCCACCGTTGAAGCCGCTGCTGATCGTTGAGACAAGGCGTGAGCCATAATCGCTGACCGTACCGCCAAACGTACCCCACAGCCCGATCGCTGCATTAGTGCTATTTGCACCGTTTGCGCCTTTCACAGTCAACTGTGGCGAGGTCGCTGATGGAACTGCTGTGAGAACTAAGTTCGCGGCGTTGGTCGTGCCTGTGAATGTCGGAGCAGCGGTTAATGCGCCACCAACACCTGTAACGTCACCAGATGTGAGCGTTACTGCGCCAGTGCGACCGTTGAATGATGAAACGCCTGCAACACCACCAGAGCCGCTTCCGCTGCTTGGTGTAGTCCAGACCATGTTGGTGCCGTCTGAACCGAGCACCTGTCCTGCTGTGCCGACTGACGTAATGCCAGTACCACCGCTTGAGACTGGAATCGCGTTTGAAGAAGTAATGCGCCAAGCGTTGAGCGTGCCGCCAACGTTCACGTTCTTGTTGACGCCCAAGCCGCCAAGAATTACTGCGCCACCTGTGGAGTTAGACGTTGAGTCTTGAGAGGAGTTGACCCACAAGCCTGTGCCAGTGGTTGCTTGGCATGAAACAGAGCCGGAGAACTGGCCGTAACCTGTAGTAACGCCCGTATTGATGTAAGCTGCACCGCCTACGCCAAGACCACCGCCTACCGTCAACGCACCTGTTGTCGTTGAAGTAGCTGCCGTAATGTCAGTAATGCTAATCTTTCCAACGCCGCTAATGTCAGAAGCGGTGAGTGTCACTGCACCTGAACGAGTGTTGAATGTCGTTACGCCGGATGACTGGACGTTAGCGCTCAATACACCGTTGCTGATCGACAAGCCGCTACCGACCATTACACCACCGAGCGTTGAAGCAGATGCTGTTGGCAACGTATATGCAGCAGGGATAGTTGGCTTATTCAGAATCTGCGCTGCGCCGCTGACTGCGTTCCAATCGCTATTAACCTGCGCCGCTGCTGTAGCGCTCAATACGCCGCTGGTAATAGACAAGCCACTACCTACCTTCACGCCACCCAGTGTTGATGCTGATGCAGTTGGAAGCGTGTATGCCGCAGGAATCGTTGGCTTGTTCGTCAGGTCGGTATATGAGCCGGAGAACAGAGTTGGCTTGTTGAGAACCTGTGCAACACCTGAAGCAGCATTCCAATCAGCATTGACTTGTGCTGCGGGAATAGCTGGTGCGCCTGTCAAGTCGGCATACTTACCGCTTGTCGCCACTGGCGCGAGACTTACGAACGTTTGGCTAGCTGCGGTAGCGCTTTGTGCCGCTGCTGCTGCGCTGTTCGCTGCATTTGTCTCGGACGTTGCTGCCGCCGTCTGGCTTTGTGATGCTGCCGCTGCGCTGTTAGCCGCTGCTGTCTGGGAGCTTGATGCCGCTGCCGCACTGCCAGCCGCTTGTGTAGCGCTATTACCAGCAGCCAGGGAGCTTGCCGACGCGTTGCTTGCCTGAGTTGCGGACGTACCTGCTGATGCGCTGGCTGCTGATTCGCTAGCTGCTGCGTTTGTCTCGCTAGTTGCCGCCGCTGCTGCTGATGCGGACGCTGCCGCTGCTTGCGCTGCCGCTGCATCTACTTTGCCGTCTACTGCTGCCGCTGCTGCGATAACGTCTTGAATCGTGCTGTCGATTGGCAGTGGAAGGAAAGGGCCGAAGTTGGCGACTAGCGTGTTGCCGTCACCCTTCAATGTGAAGATAAGGCGTGGGGTCGTTGTCATTGTTATGCGCCGTATTTGCTGAGTGGGTTTGCACGTAGACGCATCCAGAACGGTTGATCTGTGATCGTTACGCCGTTTGGCCCTTGTGCTGAAATCCAGAACTGCGCTTTGCCAACAGGCCATTTCGCTGTATCACCAGCGGACGCAGTAATCTGATAAAGCCCGTTCGTATCCGGTACGGTCGGGTCTGAGAGGTTTGTTACCGTGAAAGAACCGATTTGGTTCTCTGCGTCGGAGTCAAACAACGCTGCTTGAATGTTCCACTGGCTCCAGTCAGGTTGGTTGCCATTGGGACCATAAGTCCCGCCAGCAACGTCGCCATCAAGCATCAGTGTTCCTGCGTAGTTGAAAGTGTTTCCAACGAAAAAATCGACTGCCATTGTTCGCCTTGTAGTTTTATTTCTTTGGCGCAAACTCGCCGTAGCAGGCACGTCTTACTTTCGCCACTACTGCTGCCGCTGCTTCAACTGATTCATACGTACCCAAGTAGGTGCGCTTGTTCTCAAAGTTGATGTATGTTTGGTATTTACCGCTGCTGACCTTTGACACGCCTGCGTAGCCAGATGTATTCAGCTTGCTGAGATTTGCATTGCGGGCGTTTTGTGCAGGTGTTGCTTCGCGGAGGTTTTCCCAGCGATTATCGAATGGGACACGGTTGATGTGATCGACTAGCTGTTTTGGAAATGCGCCAGTCATGTACAGGAAAGCGAGACGATGCTCATAATAGTGTTTCCCATTGATTGTGATACAGCGGTAGCCTTTGTCTGCTTTTGATCCTGCGCGTTGATTAATAACGTGGGCGCGGCCGGTTAGCCATGTGAAGTGACCTGTAATTGGGTCATAGTGGAGGAGACTCTTAAGTCTCTCTTGTGTAAGTGTAGTCATTTGCTTTTTCCGTTCATCGAGAGCTGCAATCCGCTCGTCTCTTCTATTTATTTCGCAGATGAAAAAGCCACCGGAACGGAAAATAACGGTGGCCTGTTGTCAAATTGTTTTTCGCTTTACTATCACTGCATCTATTCTTGCGTTGCCTATGTCTTCTTCTTCGAATCTGGCATAGAAGCGGAACATGTCAGTAATGTCTTGCTGTAGGTCGTCAAGAACTTGCATCTCGAAAGTGCAACTCTTGCCGTCCTTGTTTAGCTTTGCGATTACCTTGACGTTGAAGACTGATTCACCTTCACTCATTCTGTATCTGTAGCAACACCTGGGTTCTGCGTTGGATCGACACCTGGGTAATTAGGATCGGTCGGTGCAGTAGGTGGAGAGAAGATCGGTGCTGAGATCAGGCTAGGAGGGTGTTTCAGCAACTTCTTGATATCTTCAACCAACAGCTTGTTTGTCAGTGCTGGCAGCAACGTTGCTGCAATGTCTGCTTCTGCGTATTGCTTAAGCTTTTCAGCTAGCTTGTGCAGGTCTGATACTGTTGGGTATGTTGTCAATGCGTTGAGTTGAATTGCGAGTTCGTCCATTACTTGATCTCCGTTGTCCAAATTACTTCTTGTTTTGTGAATCCAAAGCGTGGTGCTAGGTCGTCCCACCAGTCTTGGTTAGTGCCAAATGCGATGTGCGTGCAGCCGCATGCCTTCGCCAGTTCCCATACTTCCTTATGGAAGGTGGTCAGGATTGAAGGGGCTTGCTTCTTGTTGGTTGTCTCGTTGCTGACTGCGATCCAGATGTGGAATGTCTTGCCGCGTGCAGTCTCGCGTACTGTGACGATGCCAAACCCGCAACTGTCTTCAATTGCTTGCTCGCGTGTCTCGTACAGTGTTGGTGCTTCCGCTTCTGCTTTCTTGCCGCGCTTCTTGGTTGCGCTTCGTGCGATGGAAGTAAAGACACATGTAGCGCGTCCCTCGTACAGGTCTTTGAAAACCGTTGCTGGCATCCAACCGTCTGGGTTACGGCCTTCCTTGACCATGTAGTCAAGACCAGCTTTGATTACGTGCCAGAACGTTGGTACTTCATCCTTCGTGATAAGGATCAGGTTGTTAGCCCTTGTATTGTCGAATTGCATATCGTCTCCATAAAAATGCCACCGTATTTAGCGTCGGCGTTCTAGTGAGTTTTAAGTTGCAACTCAACTGCGCTAAATACTTGTGTGTTAGAAAAGGAGAGACACAACATGCAAGAACGACACTTATTCGTATTCCAGATGCGCGAAGCAGAACAGATGACGCTCAAAGAGCTAGCTGAAGATGGACTGGCAGTATTCGAGCTAAACAAGCAGATTAACGAGTGGATTACTGACAACGACCTACGAGACCTTGTCGAGTACCAACCACCACGCCAGATAGTCACTAAGAAGATGATTGCGTTTGAAGCTCCATCATGGGAGTTCCGTGACGAGTACCATGCGCTACAGTTCAAAATGATCTTCGGTACCCGCTTCGAGTACCAGATTTACGATGCGGAGTGAGACTATGAATTCGAACTGGATCGTAAGCAACAGTACATTTGGTCTACTCGTTGAAAACGTGTCAGACGCTAGAGTGTCTGAGGTCACAGAATGGTTTGACGCCGCCTACGGAAGCGATGACGTTGCGAACGTATATTTTCAGAAGCAGGACCATACTACAGAACGAGTGGTTCTGCGTGGCTGGACGGTGAGTGAATTGCATAACTGCTGCACCGTTTTGATTGTCGAATGCAAAAGCGATAACGTTGCAGCAATGTTCAAACTTAGGTTTCTGTGATGGATATAAATAGATTGACCAATGGAACCCGTTCATTGGCCATGAAGTTGTATATTCTCTCTAAAGCGAAGGCCCGGAAATTCCGGGCCTTTTCTGTTTATCGCGCTACATTCCATCCGTTCAGCTTTGCTCGCTGATCGTCTTTCATTGTCTTCAGTATCCTGATGTACTCTCTGTATGTCAGCTTCACTACATCGTTGTCTACACCGTTCTTCTGCTTTTCTTCCATCTCAGCAGGTCCACCGGGTCTGTACCTACACTTGTCACCATGCGTGGTGTTGAAGTACCAACCTGACTGCGTTGTTCTTCCGCAATGTTCGCAAGTGCTGGTGGTAGTTACTTTTGGTCGTTGTCGCTTGAAGATGCCATGCTTGCTTTTCTTCAGCGTGCATCTTGGACCGTGATAAGCATTGAAATAGAACTTCGTGTATTCGTTGCCACAGTTAGCGCAAGTGTAGCGGGGCCGCTTTGGTAGTTGTTTAGTCACAGGTAATCGCTCCACCGCAATTTAAAGTGGATAGCGTCTGTCTCGTTGAAGAAGTAGAAAGGTGCTTGGATGGAGTACACCAGAAATGGACCAATACAGCCGCCGACCAACGGCACGCCGTAATCAAAATCTGGAGTATTTTCCTCGCACCAATGAATTGCGTCGTTTACCTCCTGGACGTTCTGCGTTGTTAGGATAATTTCAAATGTTGTTTGCATAATGCTCTCCGTTTGCACTCGTATTTACCAAAGTGCAGGAGAGCGTTTGCGGCGGGCGAGATCACATATACCTGAGCTTAAACATTACTGCTACTTGCTCTTGGCAAACTAGGTGTAATTCGGTTGCGTAGGAATAGTATTTGTTCTTATAGCCAGCCCAAGTGTTTGTCTCAAAGTCCCATTTGCGTTGGACAGCTTCTACAGGTTCTGTCTCGAAGAAATGCAAACCCCAATGCGTTTTTTCCGCGACGCGCTTCTGCCATTCCGGTGTTCTGGAGTCGGAGCTTTTACTGTTACCGTCACCAAACGATTCTGTAAGCCAGTCATAAAGCTCTTTATGCAGCTTTAACTTTGGGTTCACTGATGTCTTGAAAATGTACAAGCCGTGGCTGTCAAGCGATTCACTCCATACATGGTTATTGTGATCGTTCATTGCGCGCCCCCGAATGCGTTCAGCAGTTGTTGAACCATCGCCTTTAATTCTCTTACTTCATGTAGAAGCGTGTTCATGCCACTGCTTTCCGGCCCGTTAGCAGCTTTATAGACAAGGTAGTCATGCTCGCTGTTGAACCATTGTTGGGAATTGCTATCGTAATACATTGTTCTCTCTCCATTCTTTGCCGCTTATCGTGCGGCTCTATTCTCGTTAAACCGTCCGAAACATATATGGGGTCTTCGGATTCTCAGTTATTGTGAATTCTGATGTTGTTAGTGTGCGATCAGTCAAAACAAGATACAAAGTGCCTCCGCTGAACACACTAGTGCCGAAGCGACGCAGGGTTGCTTCGCTCTCGAAACGAACTGCGCCGTTAGCAAGGTAGTGGGGCTTAGTGTTTGAGAAGAACTTCTCCCTAACGGTTTTCAACTCGTACTTGTATAGCTCAGTGTTTGACTTGCTTTGTTCTTCTTCGATGTTCCCTTGCTTTACGTCATTGCAGGCTTTCAAAACAAGCAGAGGGACAACAACAGCAAGAATAATGATTAGGCATGTTGGCATTACTGTCCTTCTCCCTGTGACGCTGCAAAGGCGAACACTGCCTCCATGAAGTCCTTCCATTGTTCTTCTGTGAAAGTCCATGAACACACTTGCTGCCTTCCTACAAAGAAGCCGCAAGTATCAAGCTCCTGTCCATCCTGATTCCACCAAGCGCCTCGAATCGAACCGCCCCAATCAAGCCTACCTGCAAAGAACGTCGTGTTGCACATAAGCAAGTATTGCTGATAGTTGCTTTCGTCCTCGATAAACTTAAAGGTCGTTTTGCGTGTGATCACTTTACAAACTTGTAGGGCAACGTTAGCGAACAGTGCGCTAACTTCGTCGTCGTAAGTCGTGAAATCAAATAGATGGTCGCCTAAGAAGGCAAACTTACTTGGCTCACCACCGCGAACTTCGCATAGGTCCGTGTACATTGCGTAGCTGTCTTCAAGCAGTTTTGGGTAGTCGTTAGTCATGTTGTTATTCTCTCGGAAAGTAGCAGCATCAGCGCTGCTACACCCTTTCTTCTATTTATGTTTTTAAGATGCAGCTTGATCCCGCTTGCCGGGATATAACCGCTGCACGCCCGTAATGCGGTCACTGTACAGCAGCTTAACTGTGAGCGCGTCGTTGTCTTTCCACAGATACAGTGAACCCATGAACCATTGATGCTTGATGCGTCGCGCATTCAAGTCTGCTGAAAAGCTGAAGACATCCTCGTCAAGCATTCCGTGGAGGTCCATACTCATAACGTATCGGGAATGGCTGATGGTCTTTTTAATGCGAGCCAACGTCTGCTCATAGTACCTGCGCGTTGAGCTCATCTTGTATTTCATTCTTTTGGGTGTTGCTACTCTTGTTGTTGGCTTTTTCATTGTTGTTCTCTCTTTGATAGTTCTAGTTCTTCAAACGCAAGTTGGAAAACGAAGCGTCCGTCTTCTTCTAGCTTTGCTGACAGGTAGTCATATGGTGAACCGTATGTGCTGCTGGCGTTCAACCAGACTGCCGCATCTGCTTCTTGAAAGAGGATTGACGCAAACGCTTCTTCCTGGCTCTCAGTAATCAAATTCATCATCGCAGTTGTATCCCAAAGCTTCGTCATCCATCTGTGACGAATGATCTGCGCGTACTCGATCTGCTTCTGCGAACCCTGCAAGTCTGGCAAAGAACTGGTCTGCGCCCATTGACGCGCATTGTTCAGCGTTTGTCGAAACTTCGCATCTCGTTCCGCACGCATCTCCGCTTGCGCTTGATTCGCTATCTCCCGCGACGTTCTCAGCGATTCGTACTTCTGGTACTGCTGTGGCGTCAACGGCGGGTGACCATTCATGGCTCTCAACGTGTTGACTGTTTCTAGAAATGTTGGTGTCATAGCGTGTCTCCATAATTTGTTTTAGTGTGGCTTGTGATGAAGCAGGGTGTACGCCGATGGTGTCGTAGAAGCCGTACATGACCGCAGCTTTCAGCTTGCGTTCTGGGTTAGGTTCGGGTCTGCGCATCTCTACTGGCACTTGCAACTGCTCGCCGTTGATCGTCAAGATCAGTTCAACGTATGGCGTGCCGTCTTTCTTGAAGCAAGGGATAAGCGTCGCTTGGTGCGTGTGGAAGCCCTTGCGACCCTGCTTGAACACATTGGCGTATTGAAAGCCGAACTTGGTCTTTGGGAAGAAGTGCTCGACCTCGTCTTGCTTCTTGTGCTTCTTCAGGTTCTGCTTGACTGCTTCACCGATCATGCTTGTTTGCGCCTTGTATTCGGCCCATGCGTCGTTCTCGCCCATCAACGTGCGTGAAGGACGATGCAGGTCATTACCGAAGTCGTACATGTAGAAGAAGCAAGTCTTCAGGTTGTAGCGTAGTTGCTCTGGGTTCTTGGTGGTAGAGTACGTGACCTTCAATACATACTTGGCCTTACCACGTGTTGAGTGAGCGGTGTTGTCGAAGAACTGAGCACGCAACCATGTAATGCGGAATGCGTCGGTCATCAGCTTGTCTTCAAACGTTTCTGCACGTTCGACTGCTGCTTTGAACTTCTCTTCTTTTTGGATTTGTTGCGCTGTCTTCTTAGCGGCTTGTTTTGCGCGGTCGTCTTCTGTGACGCCGGATAGAAAATCGGTGATGGAGAATGTGGTCATCTCTTCTTCTTATAATAGTTTGGTGACTGGTTAGGTCGTGCTGTGCGTCGTTCGCCTTCGTATTTAGCAAAGAAGCGAGAAAAATGCGTTATAGCGGTATTCTGCGGTATCGCGGGGATTTAGTCAAAATGATGGGGACCACCACAGTCCCCATCCAGCACTTTTGCCAGCTACGACAAGAAATGACCAGCAGGCATTGCACCGGCTGTCCGTTTATTTATCTGGATTCTACGGGACACCTGCGAATACGTCAAAATACTCGTCGCACGTCAAAAGTGCGTTTCTTATTCAAGATACCATCTAATATATAGATATAGAAGGAATAAGAAACGCACTTTTCGCAGGCTCAAAGTGCAGATTTCTTTCCGGCTTTCTGCCGTTATCTGGGTGACTTCGTCCTGCTTCGCAGGTACCTTCGGTGGCTTCGCTTCCTCAGGTAGCAGCTTTCAGCGGCTGGTGCCTAGTTCTTGAAAGTGAATTGAGCCGTTATACCGCAGATTCCCGACATTCGTCAAAATGAGCGATGCACCAACACGGTGCATAAATATTGGCAAGCGTCTCATTGAATTACCGTATTGCCGATGCGGCGGGATTGACGCACCCGGTCATAGAACAGCCCGTTCTGCGCGGGAAATCGGCTAACGCAGAAAACACATATCGACCAACGCTACTGCGAATAGCGCGGTACTGTGGTCTCGATTATGAGCAGACGGAGCGACTTTCGAGTCGCTCTTTCTGTTTGCGGCATAAATACCGTGACATAGCGGCAATCAAGCCGTGTGAAGGTGTGTGTATGCCAAAGATGAAGCTCAAGACCACTGCTGAACGCTTTTTCAAGCACCGTTTAGCAATCGCTGCTTGGTTGGTGGAAAACCATGTAGCGGTTGAGATTCACTTCTGGCCCGCATCACAGAAGGCTTGCTTGCTGTTCGACAAGACAGCAGATGCGCAACGCCTAGTAGAACAAGTAGAAGGGCTGTAATGTCACGACCAAAACCAACAGTAATAGCAGTGATGCCAGCGAACAGAAAGCATCACATAGTAGAGATACTAGAAGCAGAGGCTATCTATGCGGTCTTCTATGATGGTCGTCCAGTCAACCTACGCGAACGCTGTAGCGCCTACGACTATCCCGGCCCAAAGTACAAGAAGGTGTCGTTCCCTAATCCCGGCCATGCGTTCAATTTGGCTGAAAAGCTCAATGCCAGATTCCAGACAGACAAGTTTGCCGTGTACAAGCTGACTGTTGGCGAGCTAGTGACGGAACCGCCAAAGCCAGAACCAAAGCCACGTAAAAAGAAGAAGCAATAACATTTTGACGCCAGATTAGGCAGACAGCAGAATAATAGTCCGTTCAGAGAGTGCTCTGTCATGAGAGCAACAACAGAGAAGGCCGCCTACAGCGGTCTTTTTTGTGGCTATCAACTTGCATCTTAAAAGTATAAATAGAAATGCGGGGCGATAGTGCTCCGGGAGAATAGCAACATGTTCGGTTTTTTTGAGAAGAAAGCGACGAAGCCTTGGGTCTTCACCAAATTTGAGATAGATGAACGTAACTTGAACCGTATCGAAGTGCCTGAAGGCATTGAAGTAAAGCAGACGCTTGATTCTCTGTTCAGTATTAGAACAAACTGGCTCAGCGATCCAGTTACGTATGAACTGTACTTTCCGCCAGAGCGCGAAGACGATGCATTGATGTTCAAGCTGCAATTCGGAGAGTATATCGAGGACACAACCCAGTGGCAGGCAATCAGTCCAAGTCAAGGAACGTGGTAATGACAGAAGAAGAATTGAGACGCTGGGCCGAAAAGATGGATCGCACAGGCACGACTCACAGCGAAGAATCAAAAGAGAAGATGCGACAGGCCAAGCTAGGCAAGACCAGAGGGCCATACAAGAAAAAGAACAAAGACAAGGGAGAGACAAAATGAAGGTTAAAAAGCTTATCGAACTGCTGCATAAGGTCGATCCAGAAGCTGAAACGCAAACGGAGATTTATGCGTCAATTGATCTCGCAATGGATCGGGAGACCTTAGTGTTGATCGCTCGTGGCGAATATAGCGGCGCGATTCTGCTGAACGCTGCTCTGCTAGGCTTTTCCAACGCTGTAGACAAGTTCCAGCAACACGCTAACGAGACCGGCAAGCAACGCGACAATCATCCACGCGCTGTGTTCGAACAAGCTCGTGCGGCCTACGACCAATTCTGTAGAGACGCTGGCTGCAAGCATTCCGCTTTTGATCTTGGCTATTACCACTCCCTCGATCAATGCCACAACTGCCGCAAGCGAGGCGAATGATCTGCACATAGTTGCTGAACGCACAAAGCGGATTTGCCGTGGTATCTGTCGGAACATAGAATCGTAGCGCCTACATATGGGGCAACGACAACAAGACGAGGGACCAATGAAAAAGATCATTCTTTGTGCGGCAGCACTCATGCCGCTGCTTGCACATGCGCAATGGTACGGGTCGCAACAGCAGATCGGAAACAACAGCTACGGTAGCTACTCTGGCCCGAACGGATCGTCGATGAATTCGAGCTCGACGCAGATCGGGAATACGACGTACACGAACCAGAGCTACAGCGACGGTCAAGGTCACACGACGTACAGCAACACGTCGTCAACGCGCATCGGCAACACCGTCTACACCAACGGCTACTGAAGCACTTGTAGTCCTCGGCTTTGGCGTCCTTAGGGGCGCCATTTTTGTTTGGAGCGTTGGCGTACACTGTTAGCGGACTGCATCGTACAATCGTTTCCGGTCTGTACCTGACGAGGGCGAAACGATGCTAACGGGAATGGTGGCGCTGCTAACACTGCTTGTAGCAGCTTTCGGTGGATGGATCGCGTACCAGCAGATGCGGATCAACCGCACCAAGTTGAAGGTGGACCGTTTTGACAAGCGCTTCGAGGTGTACGAGACGACTATGGACTTCGTGAACGACGTGCTAGCAACGCAGGGTACGTCAGGCACCAATCTGGACGGCTTCTTGCAAGCCGTTAGAAAGTCGCAATTCTTACTAGGCGATGACATACACGAATACCTCCTTGAGATCGCCTCAACTGCTACTTCGATCGAGAAGTTCAGCAAAGAGATCAACGCGTCGAGCGCCGATGCATTTTTCGGGGTTAGTAAGATGCGTAAGGAGGACGCTTTGGAGAAGAGAGACAATGCCATTGATTGGCTAGGCGAACATCACGCCTACCATATCAGCGGTATGTTCCACCCCTACCTATCGGTAGAAGATATCAATGGCCTCCGACCGACGATCCTGAAAAACCCGCTAGCGCGAATACCGCTTGGAACTCATATGCGCAACTTTCGCAAACGTATTCTTGGTAAACGGTGAACGCACCAACACCGCAAGCACCCATAGAGACATTGCCGGAATCACAAGCAGGGCAGCGCACAAGTCCCTCATCAACCGTGCGCTGCTGCCATTCACCGCTACTAAGCATGGCTGCCTCCGATTGTGTCCACCTGTAACCACCAAATGATAAGTATAGAAGGTGTATTGGTTGGGAGGTAAGCATGAGCAACGTATCTATTGCTGATGTTGAACGTCGCCAAAGCCTGCTGGAGCTACGTGATGAGATCAAAGGTTTAAAAGAGATCATCATCGAGCTTAGTGAGGTGGTTGCCGTGCAAAGCGCACGTATCGAAGATATGTCCCGCGAGATTGCTGAACTGCGTACTTTCCGCAGTAACGCTGTCTATGTCGTGGTCATCGCATTGGGTACAGTTGCTTGGTATCTGTTCCAGAAGTTCATCATCAAGTAAGCACCAAGGCTCCCACAACGGGGGCCTTTTTCGTTAGGTGATTTGGCTAGCGCAAGGCTATATCCTCTGGCTCCTATAGCAAGGAGTCCATATGAAAGTAACCGCACAGCCCGTACCGATGGTCGAACGCATGACGTTCCTCCCCAAGGTCTTCGGCCTCAAGCTAATGATGAAAGCGGAAGCAATGCTCTACCACACGGCAGAAGAGCTTGCAGCAGACAGCTACAAGGGCGGGTACTGGGAGTACATGAAGCTCAGTACTAGGGGAGGCTACGCAGCACCAGTCAACCCCGCACGTATGCGGCTACAAGTAGCAGGCAACGGGTACGAAGGGGAAGTAAGCGCAGACGCAGCCGGCGTCATCATCACGCTGTTTGTACTCAGCAACTTGATGTTTGAGACGAGCGGGAAGGACGAAGCACTTACGCAGATGCTTATACGGAACTGGGAGCAGCTACGCGAGTATGCAGCAACGCACACGGAGGCACGAGAAATATACAGAGCCATCGACTAATGTCTTGATTTCAGTTGGCTCTTATGTAATCTCAAGACACAGATAAACGCAAGGGGTGACGAGATGCAAACAGCAACAAGCAATAACTGGTGGAGGGAAGCACTAGAAACAGCAGCGATATACGCGCTTGCTATCTATGTGTTCACCGGCTTCTGCGTGATCTACATGATCTTCACCGAACCAGTACGCAGCACTAGCGACTACTGGGTCATTGGTCTAGTTGGTGCTCCGGTAGGTCTCTACTTTGGTTGGATGGCGATCATCCGACCGTTGCTGATCGCGCTAGCTGCTGCGTTTGTCATATTCCTGCGCTGCTTGCCGCTGATCATTGCAGGCTTCCTGCTTGGTGTTGGCTACTTCCTAGCAATGCGCATCCTCTAAGTACCCCAGTAGTACTCTCGTTTGGCTCCCGCAATGGGAGCCTTTTTTTCATCTGTCGTTCTCGCTAGCTAAATAGAAATACTAAAAGCCACTTGACCTACCCGCGGGCGGTCATAGCGAGGACACTAGATGAGCAATACGAAAGCTCCCACAAACGCATTCACTCCGCAGAACCAACCCACACCGGGCAACACACGCGGCAAATCTGCAAAGACACGTTCCCTAGCAGCGCTTAAAGCGGTGACAGGCAAGAGCGAAGACGACCTCTACGAATACATCGTAGATCAGGCGTTCCACAACAGCGACAAGGACATGATGGAACTGTTCTTGAAGACTGCTGTACCCACTACACGCAGCAAACTCCCCAATACAACCTTCCAGTACGACAGAAGCCTGCCATACCACGAGAAGTGCGAGTTGATCATTGAAGCCGTCTCCAAAGGCGAACTAAGCCCGGACGAAGGCAGCGAGATTATCAATCAGATCAAGAGCACGGCAGCGGTGTACGAGCAATCCGAGCTAGTAGCACGCATCGAGCAGTTGGAAGCATACGCATTAGCGCGACAAACTAAGCCAGCAGGTGACAATGAATAAGGCGCTATTGAAGCGTCTTGAAGTCATTGAACAAACCCACAAAGATTTAGACGCAGTAGACAAACCACGCCTGTTTCGCATTGGCGTGTTCGAAGCATCCCGCAAGGGCAAGCTGAAATACGTAATCGACGCCTTCGGAAACAAGCTAGAAGGGATGGACTACGACGCCGGTATCACTATCACAGAGAACTTCATGCCTCTGTTTGATAAGAAATACCGTTTCGTATCCATGCGTGGTGGACGTGCAGGTATGAAGACAGACACAACAGGCTTGGTCCTGCTGCTTATGTCTTACTACACACCACTCCGTATTCTCTGCTTCCGGGAAGTGCAGAACAGTATCAAGCAGTCGGTATATGCCACGTTGAAGAAGATGATCGAGAAGCTTGGCTTAGAAAGCTTCTTCGAAGACTCAACCGAGAACGAGATCAGAGGCAAGAACGGCTCTATCTTCATGTTCAAGGGCTTGCGAGATCAAACAGTAGAAAACGTCAAGTCATTCTCAGACGTAGATGTATGTTGGGGCGAAGAAGCAAGGGCATTAACAGAACGAAGCCTGCAAGTGCTTATCCCTACGGTAGTCCGTAATGAAGGCGCACGCTTCTTCTTTACATGGAACCCACAACAGGACAGCGACGCAGTCTATCAACGCTACGTGCTCAACAAGAGCGACCGCGTATGCGATATCTGGGTGAATTTCCAGCACAACCCTTGGTTCATCGACGCAATTGATGAAGAACGCCAAGAGGATAAGAACCGCTTACCTGTCGAACAGTATGAGTGGATATGGGAAGGCAAGGTACTGCCAGCATTGGTTGGTTCCGTGTATTTCAACGAAGTATCACTAGCAGTCGAACAGAACCGCATCACACGCGTATCCGTTGACCCACTGAAAGCCGTGCATCAGGTATGGGACTTGGGTATGGCCGACAACACGGCAATTATCCTCGTCCAAACACACCTGAGTGAAGTCCGCATTGTTGGCTATATCGAGAACCGTGGCAAGAACATAGCTTGGTACAACGAGCAAATCAGAGAGTGGGGAAGACAGAACCACGTAACAAGCTGGGGTACTGCATATCTCCCACACGATGGCGCCCATAGAGATATGTCTGGCAACACGCCAGAGCATTACATGAAGGCGTTTGGTTGGAAGACAGCGATCATGCCACCAAGCAACCCAGACGTGGGTATTCGTGCAGCACGCATGATGTTCCCGAACGTATGGATTGACCGTGACTGCGGCAAGCTAATTGAGTGCTTGAAGCGATATCGATACAAAGAAAATCCGGACGGCAGTCTTAGCACTGTAGTCCACGACATATTCTCACACGGTGCAGATGCATTCAGATATCTGGCATTAGAACGAGAAAAACTGACCGACACACAAAAGCAAAAGTACACCGGTCAACCATTGCGCCGTAATCATACGGTCTTTAGATAATCAATAGGAATATAAATAATATGTCACCAGAAAATAATTCACCTACCAGTGAGCCAATTGGGAGCGCAACCCAAGAAAGCCAAGGCGGTAATGTTGGCGGTGCCCTTAGCGAGAATGACTTTATCCGCTATTTCAACGAGAAGCACGGTGCAGCTAAAACAGAAGCACCAGTAGAAAAGGCAACAGAGACGGCAGAAACAAATGCTGACCTAGATGCTGATATCGTTGACATTAGTGAAAGTGATGACGAAGCAACGGAAGCAGACACAGCAGAGCTTGACAGCGATTCTAACGATACCAACGAAAGCGAACCTGATGAAACCGACGTTGACCCAGAACTCACTATTCAGGTAGATGGAAAAGAAGAAAAAGTTAAGCAATCTGAGTTGATCAAACGAGCGCAAAAGGCGACCTCGGCTGATAAGAAGTTTCAAGCTGCTTCTGAAATGCGCAAAGAAGCGGAAGAGATCAAGTCCACTTACACAAGGGACCGAGATACATTGAAAAGCTTGGCAGCACAATATCAGAATTTTATTGAGCAAGCGTACAAGATAGAACCTCCAACGATGGAACTGCTTGACACTAATCCCGCTGAATACATTAGGCAGGAAAAGATGTTCCAAGCAAAACAGCAAGAGATCTATCAAGCTAAACTCCTTCAGGAACAGATTCGTTCACAAGAAGAAACTGAACGTAAGATGGCCTCTGAGAAACATCTCAAAGAACAACAACGTATTGTTTTCGAGAAGTTTCCACAGTGGAAGAATCCTGAGAAGGCACAACACGACGCAAAACGTATTGAATCATTCTTGGACGCAACAGGATTCAGTAAGGACGAACAAGCAGGGCTGAATGATGCCCGTATGCTTGAAGTCGTGCATAAGGCTGCTTTGTACGATGCAGCTATGAAAGCTAAAGACCAGAAGAAGGCAAAGCCTACAACTGGCAAAACTTTGACATCGGGCGTATCACAAGCTGCTGATCCTCTCTTCCAGAAGAGACAGGCGCAGACACAGAACGCACGTCAAACGAAGGCGCTTCAGGACAACTTTAAACGCGAACAATCAGAAGACGCGTTTATCGAAATGTTCAAGAACAAGATGCGCACTCGTTAAAACCATCAAGCCAATTATAAGGATAAGAAATGGCTAACAACATCGTCACATCATACGACGCAAAGATTCACAACCGTGAAGACTTGGGCGATACAATTTGGAACATCGCTCCACACGACACATTCCTCTTGGACAATGCCAAGAAGACTTCAGCAAGTAACAACTTGCATGAATGGCTGCACGACTCACTGCCAACACCATCACTGACTAACGCAGTCGTTGAAGGTACAGACGCAGTAACCCAAGCACAGACAGCAGTTTCACGTATCGGTAACTATACACAGAACCTGCAAAAAGTATTCGCAGTATCAGATGGTCAAAAGGCTTCCGACGAAGCTGGTCTGACAGAACTGGCACGTTTGACATACAACAACCAGAAGGCAATCAAGCTGGATGCAGAAGCTACATTGCTGGAACGTACATCAGGCGCAGTAGGCGACACAAGCACAGCACGCACAATGAAGGGCGTTGCAGGCTTTATCGTCACTAACGCACTGTGCGGTACAGGTGGTTCCGTTGTTGCAGGCTCAGGCGCATCAACATTCACAAACCCAACAGTGACAGCCGGTACAGCACGTCCACTGACAGAAGCATTGCTTACCCAAGGTATGCAACAGTCTTTCGTTAAGGGCGGCAAGGTCACTACATTGCTCGTCTCCCCACTGGGTAAGATGACAGTGTCAGGCTTCAACGCTCGCGTTGCTAAGATGCAAAACGTGGCTGATGACTCAAAGGTCTACCACACAGCTATCGACGTTTATGATTCAGACTTCGGTCCAATCAGCATCGTTCCAAGCATTGTTCTGGCACAAGTAAGCTCAACAAACGCATACGGTCTCGACCTGACAAAGTTTGCTGTTGCTGAAAAGCAGTCAATCGGCATGGAAAAGCTGGCACGTACTGGTACATACGACAAGTACATGATCAACTGGGAACTGACTCTTGAATCACGCGCTGAAGAAGCAAGCTTCGTCATTCGCGACCTGAGCGGTTATTAATCTCTAGTAGGTTAGTACTATCACAAAGGGGCTTCGGCCCCTTTCACCATTTCTAGCCAACTAAATAACGGGTAAACCTTATAGAAGGGAAGCTCGTAAATGGCGAAAAGAACAAAACAAAGCCCTCCGCAGATTATCGCAGAAGACACAGATCAAGAAGCCGTAAAGCAACAGCTAGAGAACCAACTTAGAACGCTGCTGCCCGGCGTATTGCCAGAACAGGATGACCAACAAGGCATCCACGCATCAGTAGACCTCACAAGCAAAAGCAAGCGTAAGACGGAAGAAGAAGTTCTTGCAGTCGTCAACCAGCTTGAAATGCGCGCGAAAGACCATGTCCGCAACAGGATCATGCACCGCGCAACAAAGACCCTTGAATACTTCTACGCACAGCCAGAAGGCGACTTCAGTGTAAGTGGTGAAGGCCGCTCAGACTTCGTTGATAGCTCAGTTGCGGACACAGTGCGCTGGATCGAAACTGGTTTGGTAGACGCGTTCTGCGGCACTAACGACATTGTTGACTTTGTAGCTCGCAATTCGGCATCAGACCGGGCTGCTGAGATGACTAAGGCAATGGTCAACTACGTATGGCAACAGAACGATGGTTACGAAGTAATGCGTGCATGGATCAATGACGCATTGCTCACACCCGGTGGCGTTATCAAGATCTTCTGGGAACCAGACGGCGAGACTAAGACTGAGTTGTATGAAGGCGTCTCAGACCTAGAGTATGCGGCAATCGCTCTCTCCGCAGAGATGGGTGAATGCATCATTGTTTCCCACGACACATACCCAAATCCACAGCTTGAACAGTTGACCATGTTGCAACATGGCTTGGCTCTAGCAGGTGCGAACGCTTCCGGTATTCAGTCAGCACCAGTAGCGCCACAAGTGCAGCAACAAGCGCAAGCTGGCGTCGATCCAATGCAGGTAGCGCAGCAGACACAGATTGATCCACAACTGCCTGCGATCACGCAAACACTGCATGACGTCAAGATTGCCATTCTGCCCGACCCAAAGCGAGGCAGCATCAAGATCATTAACGTGCCATTGGACGAGTTCTACGTCGATCCATCAGCACGTCGCATCAAAGACGCAAAGTATGCAGCGCACGTCTCTAAGAAGACCATCTCAGAGCTTCGTGCAATGGGCTTCGATGATGACAAGCTAGACGATCTAAACAGCACTGAAGACAACCCAGAGCTAACGGAACTGTATCTGGCACGTAACCGTATGGATCAAGCCAACGCATTCGACTTTGCTGTTGGTACTTACGACGAGTCATTGCGTGAAGTAGAAGTAGTAGAGGCTTATCTCTTGATGGACTATGACGGAGACGGCTTTGCAGAGTGGCGCAAGATTGTTAAGGCAGGCAACACAATCCTTCTTAACGAACCATGCGACGGTAATCCATTCTGCGTAATGGTCAGCGTGCCTATTAGCCACACACTGTTTGGCTTGTCAGTGGGTGAGTTGGCAATGAACGTGCAGAAGCAGAACACAAACTTGGTCCGCTCACTGATCGACAACGTCAGCTTTGGTGCTAACGCTGCTATCTGGTTTGACGAGAACAAAGTGGATATGACCTTTGTGCAAGACGTTGGCCCCGGTTCAATGGTGCCAGTAGACGGCGACGGTAACGAGTCAATTGGCGTGGTTCCAAGCAGCAGCGGTGACATTGCAGCAGTAGTGCAGTTGCTTGAGATGTTCGACACGATCAAGCAAGAACGTACAGGCGTCCAAAAGCTAACACGCGGTAACGATGCGGACGTTGTCAACGAGACTGCCACCGGCTACATGCAGATGACAGACCGTGCAGAGGAACGAGAGAAGCTAGTTGCTCGCCACTTTGCAGAGACAGGTGTTAAGCCTGCTGTGTTGCGTATCAAGCAGTTGCTTGCAGAGCATCCAGACCAAAAGCTGGAAATCCGCTTGAACGGTCAAACAATGGAAGCAGACCCACTCGACGCACGCGCAAACATCGACCTTATCCCTCAAGTTGGTTTGGGAACAGGCGACAAGGGCCGTACATTGGCTTCATTGCAGCAAGTTATGGCACTGCAGATGCAAGCCATGCAGATGCATACTGGAATGGTCGATTTGAACCTGATCTACAACACTGCTGAACGCATTGTTAAGGCTTTGGGTGTTTCCAACGTGGGCGAGTTCGTACACAAACCACCTTCACCAATGCCACAAGTACCACCTCCACACGTATCGCCAGATATGCAGATGCAGATGCAATTGGAGACCGTAAAGGCACAAGCTAACCAACAGCAACAAGAGCGTCAAGCTCAGTTGGATGCAATGCGTATTCAAGCGCAAGCAAAGACAGATAACGAGCAGCGTCACATGGACTTCCAGTACAAGATGCAATTGCTTGAGAAGCAGAAAGAGATTGAGCAGTTGAAGGCAATTCTGGCTATCTCTGCGCAACGTGAACAAGCAGCATTCCAAGCTGGTGTAAGCCCAGAAGCAGAGCAAGCAATGTTTAACGAGACATTCTCATCCACTGAAGAAGCGTACAAGTCTGCGCTTACTGGCATCAACATGCACATGAGTGGCGAGATGGACGATCTCATTAACACTATTGCGCAAGCTCCAGACCCAACAGAGCCAGATGTAGGCCCACAACAATAAGGAATAAGAATGTCAAATGTTAATTTTGCCCCTGACGGCATCCTAGACACAGCAATTTACACTGGCGAGGAAGCTCGCCAATTGCTTAACAACCCAACTCTGCTTAAGGCGCTTGACGAGATTGAGCAGACAGCAACAAACGAGATGGTTGAAGCTCTTAACCCAGATGTACGCGAACAGAAGTGGCATTTGACCCGCGCAGTACGTGAGTTGAAGAAGAAGTTGCTTGCTATTCAAAACGCAGGCACAGCAGCAGAAACAATCAAGAGCAAGCGAGCAAAGAATGGACAGAAGTAAAACTGATATTGCAGTCACTAAGGACGTATCAGGTTATACCCTGTTCGTAAAGCAAGAGACAGACGTTACCAAAGAGCTTGAGGAAGCAAAAGCTATCCGCGCAGAGATTGGTGGACAGAACACATACGGCAAAAGCCTGCGTCACCTTGCACATTTTCCTCCATCAGCGATTACGGCTTATCTGCACGCCTACAACGTCACAGTTGCAGAGTTTGAAGCGGACAAGCGTCTTCATGTTATGCGCATGATGGCAGACCCAAACCTGCAAGCCTTTGTGATCAACCCATACTTCACAAAGAAGTAAGCGTGGATAACAAGATGCAAGAGTACACGGAGATTAACGAGCACGTGATCGAGTTCGTTACTCCGGATGGTGTTCATGTATTGGCCGACACACGTATCTCGTTGGAAGGTATCAAAGCCTTACGCGCATCGCTGAAAGCCAAGCGCGAAAAGTACGGAAAAGCTATCAAAACAAAACAATAATAAGAAGGTGAGTAATGAGTTTCGACTTTGACTCCTACGACAATCTGCAAGCAGTAGTCGCCAAATTCCTGCAACGTAACAACTTGGGGGATGAGATTCCGCTGTTCATCAAAATGGCGGAAGACAAGCTTAAGAACGTGCTGCTGAAGTTTCCGCAGCAGTTCGCACAGCCATACTCAATCGTGCCATCCGCGGGAACAACATTCATCGCATTGCCATCAGACTGCTCGCTGATCTCTAAGCTTGAGTACAAGGGCAAGCAGATGAAGTTTATCCCGCCCGAGCAAGCAAGCAGCACAAGCAACACATTTGAGAGCGGCAACTATACACTGGTAGATAACGGCATTCTGTTGCAGACAGCAGTTGATGGACAAAGCACGCTGACTATCTACTATTACTCAAAGCTGCAAAACCTCAGCGACTTCAACGAGAGCAATTGGCTTCTCGAAGATTATCCAACGATCTACCTGTATGCAACGCTTATGGAAGCGGCTTTGTACATGATGGATGACGATGCAGCGCAGAAGTGGAATATGGCATTACAAGGTGCGGTTAGCGATGCAGTGACAAGCATTCACAAAGCACGCATTCCACGCGGTTCAATGCTGCGTCGTAGACTGGTGTAAGAGATATGGCAAAAGAACAACAATTAGACCCGCAAAAGCTGGTTGGTTTTGCTCCTGACCTAGACCCGGCTACACCCGGCATCTTCCGCACTTGCAACAACATCATTCCAACAGCACAAGGCTTCAAGTCCGCTGCTAGTCCCGTTAGCTCCAACATGGCTGCGCTTCCCGCTCCTGTAGTTGGTAGCGCACTGATCGCACGCTTGAACGGCACCGATCGCCAGTTTGCAGGCACAGCGTCAAAGCTCTACGAGAACCAGAACGGTACATGGGTGGACGTTAGCCGCTCTAGCAGCTACGCGCTCGGTTCCACAGCACAGTGGCGCTTTACTGCGTTCGGCAACATGTCTTTGGCTGTGAACGGAACAAACCTAATGCAAGCGGCGCTTGACGGCGCCTTTGCTGACATTGCGAACTCTCCAACAGGTCAGATCGTATTCGTTGCCAACTACCAAGTGTTCGTCTGCAATACAACCGCAGCACCGGGTGGACAATTCGGCCCGCACTACTGGCACTGCTCAGGCGTAGGCGACCATACGCAATGGGACTACACGAACCAGCAAACGCTTTGCGCCTACGCTCCTTTGGGCGACACGGCCGGCGGTATTACAGCAGGTACGGCATTAGGTCCAAACGCAATCCTGTTCAAGACTAACTCCATGTACGTTGGAACGCTGCAAGGCTATCCAACAGGTTGGGGCTTTGAAGCAATCAGCAAGCAAGTAGGCGCATTGTGTCAAGAAGCGGTAGTCAATACCGGTTCCGCATTGTTCTTTATTGGCTCTGACGACTTCTACGCATATCAGAACAATAGCCTGCCACAACCAATTGGCGGCAATGTGCGTCGTTGGTTCTTCAACACAATCAGTCCAGCGTACAAGAACAAAATCAGCAGCTATTACGATCAAGATCAGCAAGTTATCTATTGGGCGTTTGTATCTAACAACTCCGCAAATGGTGCTTTCGACTCCTGCATCACATATAACTGGAAGACGGGCACTTGGGGCGTAATGAACCTGAACATGCAAGGGTTCATGCAGATTCTGAACGGTCAGATCACGTTCAACAGTATCGGTAATCAGTGGGTTACATACGACGCGTTGCCAGCTATTAGCTATGACTCGTCATTCTGGATCAACTTCCGCATTACACCGGGTTACTTCGACAATACGAACACCCTGTATGCATTAGCTGGTGCCTCAAAGGGCGCGACCATCTCTACGAATACATTTGGCGATACGCGTTACTACTCCACGCTGAAGCAGTTCTTCCTAATGAGCAAGCAGCAACCCGCATCTGGCACGGCTGTATGGAAGGGCGTAACGGCAGCAGGTACAAGCGATCCGTCATCAATTGCGACCGCTAAGACTGGCGCATTTGTACCCGCAGACTCCCGTATCGACGTGGATCAAAACGCACGTTGGCACGGCTTAGACCTAACACTTACTGGCGACTTCGAGATCATGGAGTGGTTCGTAACGCTGTCAACAACAGGGAAGAACTAATGGCACGCATCGGAAAGATAGTTCTCCCTACGAAGACAACCAACGTAGACGGCGAGACAGTAACTTACGCAGATACGGGACAGCTTGAAAACATCTTGAACAAGATCGTTGCGCAGCTTGATTCATTGTCAGGTGGTCAGATGGCAGCAAAGTACTCCGCTGCTTCTGCTCCACCAACTGGCACTGGTAAGACAATCACGACCAATCCAACGGGTCAGGTGTTTGGTATTACGTGGGACGTGGGCGATTTCATTCCAGCAAAGACGCCTACTGTGACCACTGCAAACGGGCACACGTATGTCTTGCAGGGTTGGGTTTGTACTGTGGGTGGCAACGCAGGTACTTCGACTCCACCAACGTTTCAAGCGTGCTACAGCGTAGTGGGGCCGTTCTAATCCTCATCTGCAATAAATAACAAGAACAACAAGGATAGCAATGGCATCTTTACTATCATTACTCAAAGCTTCAGGTCAGCCAACAACGTTGACGGACGACGAGAACGAAGCGCTGCAAGTACAGCAAGAAGCAGCAGCACAACAAACATCTGGCGTTAATGCGCTTATGGGTGTTGATGCTGGCGACACACCAACAGAAGCAGAAGCTGCACCCGCGGACGACGCACAGCCAACTCTGCTGAACGCAATCAAGAAGGGTTCAAGCGACGATCAAGGCAGCGATGCCAATCCAAGCTACGCAACCGACTCACAGAAGGCAGAAGAAGCAGCGTCACAGACCGACACGGCAGACGCACCAAGCGCTTCGGACGACAGCACTAGCACAGCTACTAGCGACGCAAACCAAAGCAATGGCGCGTCTTCTAGTGACGCTGGTAGTGCTTCCGCTGATGGTTCAAGCTCCGACGGCTTTGGCACAAAGCTTATCAACTTTCTGAAGAAAGACTTCAACCGAGCAATGTCCGATCCAAACTTGTTCCAGTCCATGATGGCAGCGGGAGCAGGCACATTGGCACACGCCAATTACGGCACAAGCGGTGCATCAGCGCTTGGTCAAGGTATGCAAGAAGGACAGAAGTACTACCAAGCCCGTTTGCAACAGCAGATTGCGAATAACATGGCGCAAGCGCAATACCAACGTCAAGCAGCAAAAGACAAGTCTGAGATTGACGCAAAGGACGAAGAAACACGCGGCAAGAAGATCGCCAACGATCAAACTGGCCTGCGTATGAACGTGTTCGGCCAGATTCAAGCTGGCAAGGTCAGTCCAAAGGACCCACGCGTCGGCGCAGCATTGGCATCAACAGGTATGAAGCCAGACGAGATTACATCTGCGATGCAAGGATGGGCACCTGAGTTGGGGACTCCGCAAGAATACATGGACCCAAAGACCGGCATCCAAATGGTTCAGGACCGCACAAAGACAGGTCAACTCATTGGCCAAGCATATCCGAAAGCTGTTGCTCCTACTTCACTGTCTGCTGGAAATACGCTTGTCAACACACAAGCTCCTGATGCTAGTGGCAATGCTTCTGTTGTTGCGAACGGTGGCGTTCCGTTAGACCAGCAGAAGTCAGCACGCGACGCTAGCGATAAAGCTGCTGATGCAAAGACCACTATGGATATGTCAGGGCAAGCGATTCAAGCATATAACGACCCAGCATACCAGAAGCTTATGAAGGACGGCCTGCTTGGTAAGGCTAAGTCCTATTTGCAGTCCAAGTACAGTATGCAGACTGATCCGCTTGCCATCATCGACGCGCAGATCAACGACCTCAACAAAGCAAAGACGCTTACAACCGTTTTAGGTAGTGGTGTAGGCAAGCTAGATAGACCAGTTCAGCAAGCAGTTATGGAAGGTTCATTAGACGTTCGTTCATTGCCACTTGATCAGAAGTTGCAGATTGCGAACATGATCTACAACCAATCCAAGGACTCATACGAGCGCAACTCCCGCACTGCTGCTTGGGATAGCCAGGTTGTTGGAAACTCCGTAAGCAAAGACATGAAGCTGAACGACGGTACTGTGATTCCCGGTGGTTCTACTCGTGAGAACTACATCATGGGTACACAGAAGGGTAACGCGCTTGGTCTACCAGAAGCAAAGAAGCAAGCCAATGCACCAGTATTCAATAAGTCTGACTTGCAAGCAGAAATGAAGCGTCGAGGTTTAATTAAATGAGCATGACACCAGATATTAGCCAACTCAGCGACGCACAACTGCAATCGCTGTATAGTCAGGCAAACGACTCAAGCGATGGGACAGCACCTGCTGTCTTGTCGCCAGTCCAAGCCATTCAGCAGATAGAGAGCAGTGGTGCATCGGACAAGGCTGCGGTTTCAAACCCAGCATCATCAGCCGCTGGCTCAATGCAGGTGTTATCTGGTACTCGTCGCGATCCCGGCTATGGTGTCAAGCCATCAGACGGCAGCCGCGAGGACGATGCTCGTGTCGGTCGCGACTACTACTCAGCGCTTCAGAAGAAGTACGGTGATGACCAAACAGCAGCGCTCGCATATAGCTGGGGTCCTGGCAACGTTGATAAGTGGGTCAAGAACGGCGGTGATCTGTCCAAGATTCCAGACGAACAGCTTAAGTACGTCAACAAGTTCCAATCATTGACTGGACTTGGTAACGACACAGCTACGGACGACACTGCAACTTCTGACAAAGCACCCGGCACAGTCGGAACAACCACTAACCCAATCCTGATGGGCGCACGTGATGCCATTGAGAGCAAAGTGCAACCTATCGTTGGCTGGATTCACAAGGCAGCAGAGGCACACCCCTTTATCAGCAAGCTGATTGACATGGTGCCAGAACCAGACTTTGGCGATGGCCCACGTACTGGAACTGCCGCGCAGAATTCTGCACAAGGGTTGAAAGACCTGGCTTCCACAAAAGCTACTGCTGAAGCCGCTTACAACAAGGCAGACCACAACTGGGTTGATTCCACTGGTCGCATTGCATCGGACTTAACGGGTTCCGTAGCGCTCACACCAATGACAGGTGGCGGACTGGGTAGCACAGTTGTTCAAACTGCCGCGCAAGGATTTTTAAGCGACCCTGATCATCCTTTCGAGGGTGCTGGTTGGGGTACTGCTGGTGGAGTCGCCGGGCACGTTGCCGGTACTGTTCTGAAGCCTCTAGTAAAGGCATACGCACGTACAGGTAGCAAGCTTGCTGGTGTTGATGCAACGGCAGCAGACGCAGGCAAAGCAACGGGCGCAGCATTCTCACCTGCTGAACAAGGCATGGCTTCAAAAGTCGCTGACGACATTAACGCGAACGGTGCCAACGCTTCCGACGTTGCAAACGATCTGGCAGCAAACGCAGACAGCAACGTTCCCGGCTATAAGCGTACAGCAGCGGAAGCTACAAACAACCCAACTGTTCAAGCCGCGCAGCAAGGATTGGACAAGAGCGAGAACAACGCTGGACTGGCAGCAAGAGCGCAGGCAAACGCAGAAGCCAATACAACGCACCTACAAGGTCAAGCTACGACTGACGCACAGTTGCAAGCGATGAGAGACGCTTTCGAGCACGGACAAGAAAGACTAGCTGCGCAAGGGAATGCAGAAGTAGGGCCGGTAACAGCAGCGCAAAGCGAGTCAGTGTTCGATACACCCGCAATGCAGAAGAACTTGGGCCGTGCTAACACAATGGCACTGAACGATGGTGAATCCGCAATCCAGCGTGCGTTTGATGCGCCTAACGACGATCTAGTCGCAGGATGGCATGGCCTTTCAGGTAATGCGGAAAAGACGGCTGCGCTTGAACGTGAACGCAACCTCGTTACTTCACCGATGTACGAAAACGTGCTCGGTGCAGCGAAGCCACTGCCAGTTCAAGGTCAACTAGCAGATTTGCTTGACCGTCCTGTTATGCAAAGGGCGTTGAAGGAAGTCGAGACATACAAGCTGAACGCTGGTGATAAGACTCCTGTTATCAACAACGGCGCTATTGCTCCGCAAGACTTGAACATTGCGAAGATGCATTTGGACAGCTACATCCAGCGTATGAACAATCCAATGGATGCAGCATCAGCGGACAAGTGGCAACAAGGCGCATTCCTAGATGTACGCAAGCAGATTAACAACCTGCTTGAGAACAAAGTCAAGGGCTTTGCAGACGTCAACAAGGAGTTCGCACGTCGCTCCGAGCAAATCGCAGAAAGCCACTTTTTGACGGACCCAAACATGGTTAACGCGCTAGGTAAGTTGAACGTCGGCAAGCTCGACGCGTTGGTTAAGGCAATACAAGCGGGCAAAGCCAATAACAATCCAATGGATGCAGCCAAGTCAATTTCGCACGGAAAGTTAGCACAACTTGAGAAGCTTCGTGATGACGCTGTTGTGTCATTGAGCCGCAAAAGCGCTGAAGGTTTGCGTGGCGATTCCTACAACTACTTGCGTCAAGCAGCAGAGAAAGACCCAGAAGCAGCGGCACAGATGCGTCAACACTTGGAAGACAACTCTTTGTCCTACAAGATGTTCTACGCAGACAACGAAGCAGGCACGCAAAAGATCGCACATCAAGAGAACTTCAACAACCTAGTTAAGAAGTTTGATACCCGACCAGACGGCAATGTTGCGTGGAATGACCTGAAAAACATTCACGCTAACAGCAACGACTTCTCGGCGGACCACATGACGCGTATGAGCGACGTGCGCGAAAACTTGCGCCGTTATGCAACACGTACAGAGCAAGTAACCGGCAGCAATACTGCGTCAAACTTTGCAAAGCGCGAAGGCTTCGACAAGCTCGTAAATGCTGAACGTGGCAAGGGCATTGGTAACTATTTGATGACCGAGGAAGGTCAACGTATGGCCCGTGTAGGTATTGATGCTGCTGCGGGTCTTGCAGGTATTCACTTCGGCGGGCTACCCGGCATCTTAGCTGGTTACGTATCCGACAAGGCCGTATCAAAGCTTGCGCCAGTAATCGGTAAGAGCCTTGGCGGTGAGACACAAGAAATACTCGCTCAGAAGACAGCAGCAAACCGCCAAGCTATCGAACAACTGTTGCTTGATCCAAAGCGTCTGTCTCATGCACTAACAGCAATGGAAAAGGCGGGCGCAGATAAGAAGGTAATCAACGATAACCTGATAAGTAAGATGAAGTCTACCAAGGCAACAACTGGTTTGCTTGGCGCAATTATCGCAAGTCAGCTTACACACACGGACGAGGATAAGCGCAAGTAATTCGCTGCAATCCCAAAGAACAATAACAACAAGGGAACAAGATGTCGATTTTCCTATTAAAAAGAAAAGCCTTAGGCCATGTGCCTTGTGGCTCAAGCCCAAGCAGCGGTGGTAGTTCAACTACCACACAGGAGTTGCCCGGCTATGCACAGCCAACTGCTCAGGACATTCTCACAAAGAGTACCGACCTAGCTAACTCTGGCGTACCACAATATACTGGTCAAACATACGCGCAAGCGAATGATACTCAAACCAACGCTATTCAGGGGATGACCAATCTCGCGAATAGCGGTGGTGTGGGTGGTCAAGTTAGCGGCTCAGTTGCCAACACTGCTAATAACGGTGGCAACAACTACGGCACCGTTCAAGCAACGCAAGCAACAGCAGCACAAAACCCATATGCGACTGCGGTCAATCCGTACACACAGCAAATGGTGAACGCTGCTAACCAGCAGACTACTCAAGCGTTCAATCAGAACGCGATGAATATCAATTCGCAGTTTACGAACAGCGGTGCTTTCGGTGGTAGTGCTTACCAGAATGCAGCGAACAACGCGAACACAACACTTGCAAACGCGTTGGCTAATAACTCAGCCAACATGTATGGCAATGCGTATAACCAAGCAGTGTCAGCAGCTAGCAGCAACGCAGCATTGGCAACCCAAGCGAGCTTGGCGAACCAGTCCGCAAACCTGCAAGCGGATAGCTTGAACAGTAGCAACTACAACACTGCTCAAGGTCGTGCGCTTACTGCTGCGTCATTGGCTCCAACATTGGATGCGAATACGCTGTCACAGCTTAACGCTGCATACACAGGCGGTACGGCTCTGCAAACAAACGATCAGAACGCGCTTAACGCCCAGTACCAACAATGGTATCAGGCTGCTATGGCACCGTATGAAAACTTGGGTGTTGAAGAGTCAGGGTTGAGTGCAGCATTGGGTAACGGTGCGCAAGGCGTAACAAATTCAACACAATCAGCAAGCCCGTTTGCGGTTACTTCAGGTTTAACACAGTCTGGCGTAGGCCTGCTTGGTTCATTGGCACAAGGAGGATACCTGTAATGTCAGTTCCACAATCAATTACGGCACTAAGCCAAACGCTTGCAAGTAATAGCCCGCCCGGTAACGAGCCAATCGGCAATAACTTGGCTTTGTATCTGCAAGCAGGCTTTGGATTCATTGCACAGCTTCGCGATGGCACAGCGCTTAACATGACGAAAGCGCTGTCAATGAATAACTACCAAATCAATAACGTTGCAGCAGGTACGGCAGCTAATGATGCGGTCAACCTGAACCAGCTTAAGACATACGAGCCAATCGGCACGATCAAGATGTGGTGGGGTACAGCTACTAATGCGGCTGTACAAGCTGCATGGGGTACAAACTGGGCGCTATGTAATGGTGCTAACGGTACACCAAACTTCCTTGACCGTATGCCTATCGCAGCAGGCGGTAGCTATGCGACAGGTTCAGCAGGTGGCACAACCACTTACGCGCTGTCAGTAGCGAACATGCCCGCTCACTCACATTATGTGAATGACCCCGGCCATGCTCACGGTGTTTATGACCCACAGCACGCTCACGGTGTTTCCGATCCCGGCCATGCTCACGGCATGCCAAACGGCGGTGTTGGTCAAGCAGGTAGCGATAACGGTGGTGTTACCGCTGCATCAGGTCCTAATGGATATGGTTCACGCGGTGCGCAAAGCACTTACGGAAGTGGCACAGGCATTGGCATCTATGGTGCAGGTACAGGTATCGGCATTTACGGTTCCGGTACAGGCATCTGGTTGAATAACACCGGCTCAGGCGCTGCGTTTACAGTCATCCCGCCATATATCGGCGTTTGCTTCGTAATGAAGATCGCGAACTAAGGAGACGATATGGGTTCAGCAGTTAATTCGGCCGGTAACGCAATCGGTAGCGTCTTTCACGGCGCTGACGAGTTGCTATCGCCGGTAACAAAGACTCTGGGCGGGATTGATAAAAAGATCAATCCGCTTCGCAGAATCGGCTTCATCGACAACACGATGGACACCATCGAATCTCACCCAGCGGAAGCAGCGGCAATTGCCGCTGCTGCATACTTCACTGGCGGTGCAGCTCTTGGTGCAATGGGCGGACTTGGAGCAACAGCAGGAGCAACCGCTGGCGCGACCGGCGCACTTACAGCAGAAGCAGGTACTGCCGCAGCTATTGGCGCTGGTGCTGCTGACGTTGGTACAGCAGCAGGGCTTGGTTCTGGTTTGCTCGCAGGTACAGCAGGAACGGAATTGGGCGTTGGTGGACTGGCAGCAGCAACAGCGGGTTCAACAGTTGGCGCAACAGGCGGATTAGGCGCTGGTCTCGCTAGTATGGGAGCAGGTGCAGCAGGCGCGTCAATGGCAGCCCCTGGCTTCACTGGTGTTGGTAATGCAATTGGTGGTGCATTGGGCCAAGGTGCAGGCACAGTCGGTACTGGCTTTCAAGGTGCTATGAATGGCGCAGCGCTATACGGCGACTCCGGTTTGACAGGCACGGTCGGTCTTGGCTCTACAGGACTCAACAGCGCAATGGCCGGTGACATGGGTAGTTCGCTGGGCGCATTCAATTCCACATTGGGCGGTCTCGCTCCAATGGGTACGGACGCTTCAGGCGCTTTGGGTGGTGGTTTGTCCGGTGCTGTGGATGGTGGTGCAGGTATTGGTTACGGTACAGGCGCAACTAGCACGATGGGCGGGTGGGCGAATAGTCCATTGCTCGGTAAGGCTATGACCGTCGCAAATTATGGTGCGAAAGCGTCAGCCGCAAGTTCAGCAGGGCAAGGGGGTCAGCAACAAACCCCAGTGGCAAGAGCGCCAGCGGCAAGACGCGCTGGCGGTACTGCTGCTGGTTACGTTCCTGCTCCAATGGCGTCAGTGGGCACACCTGCTGCGTCATTTATGCCTATGCCCACAATGGGAGCAGCACTGCCTACTTCGACAAGCAGCTACCAGACACTGCTTAGTAATATGCTTGCAAATGAGCAGAAGTCACCAATGGCCGGACTATCCAGCGGGTTCATGCCCGGTAATGGCGGTTCAATGAATCCCGGCTTTCTGCTGCCCGGCATGTATTGAAGATTGTAAAATTTTCAGCTGTATAAAAACAACGCGATAACTCGTTGATCTAGAACCACCTTTTTCGATTTTCGAAAAGGTGGTTTTATTCATTGTGGTCGGCCATACGTATTGGCATGATGCGTCTCTCTTAACGACGAAGGAGAAACGCAGAAATGAGCAACGAACTTAGATGGCGGTGTCTTCCCGCAGAACGCAAGAATGGCGTGAGTATGTGGGAGTGTAAATCGGTTTTACGACCGGACGACATTGCGAAGATCACCGCATTCCGGCTATACGCTCAAGAAGTGTTCGATTGGTTCTCGGAACGATACCCAAAGAAGCGACGCTTGCCGATGTTCACTAGAGAAGAATCGAAGCTGTACACCTTCGACTTCAAGCGGCAGCAGTATCAACCTAGCGACTATATCCACGTCTACCACATTCTTCTCGACGTAAAGGGCGACGCGGACAATATCGACTTCAGATTCAAATTTGCGCCAGACGGCTATGAAACTATCGGGGAGAAGCAATGTTGA